GTCATCAGGATCAAACATGTCCTGTGATGCATATGTATGATTAGTAGCAACAAGTCCAATGTTTAAACTACCAAACATATTTACGCAGTTACGAACAAGTGCTGTCAGTGCCTTGGGCTTACGACCCATGTCACCTTTCAAGTCACCTGCTTCAAACTGATTAACGTCTGTTGGTGTTAGCAACATACCCAAACTGTCTAATACGATTAACACTTTAGGACGCTCAGTCTCTGGTAATGTTTTATACTCTTTAACAAACTCTGTAATCATCTTAGCCACATCATCAATCATAGCCATGTTGAGTTTAAGTAGTTTGTCGTCACTTGTATCAACGCCAAGGGCGTGTAACCATGCTTCATCGAGAGCGTTTTCAGTATCGATGAGTATAACATAAATGCCTTGGTCCTGTGCATTCTTGACGAGATTTCCAGAGCAGATAAAGGATTTACCCGCCCCAGATTCGCCAGCGAATACAGTAACCTTGCCCATCGGTATACCCTTATTAAAATCACCACTGATAAGATAGTTGAGGGCGAAATTGTTTGTCGATATCCAGTCAGTTGGATCGTTGAAGCCAATGGATATGCCGTCAATACTTTTTGTAATACTTTTGCGAAATTTTGATACGTCAAATGGTTTACCCATTATAGATTCTCCTCGTAATTAATAAATTATTTTTTTAGAATAACCCGGGTATTACCCCGGGTCGTGATGTTTACTTAGAACGATTACGAATCATAGCCAAGATGTCCTCAGCTTTTTGACTTGAAGGTTTAGCAGTTACTGGTGCTGTTGCAACAGGTGCGTCATCTTCTTCTTCGTGTACTTCTGGTTGTGGTGCAGGTGCTGCCTTAGCCGCTGGTGCCGCTGCTGCAGGTGCTGCGTCTGAGTCACCAGCTGGAGCATTAAAGCCTGCTGGCTTGAAGTATTGACCCCACTTGTCTGGATCATATGCTTGACCATCTACTGATGCTTCAAACATTTCCTTCATAACCTTTAACTCAACTTCGCCTGGCTTCTTAGGTAAGAAGTCTGCTAAGTTATACAAACCATGAGCATCAATTGCTGCTTGCTCTTCGCTTGTAAGTGCAGTTTCTTTACGTGCCCAAGTACTTGTGCTGTAGTCAGCATAGCCACCTTTGCTAGTTTTCTTAATAGAAAAGTCTAAGCCTGACACATAGTCAGTTGGGATATTTTCCATATCTGGATCCATCAAAGCATTTTTAATTAGATTAAAAATTTGTGGGCTAATAATGAAACGACGAATTGGATTATCTGGTGTCTTGTCATCTGACAATGGATTGTCACGTACAAAACCTTGGAATAGATAAGATTTCTTTTTCCAGTACTTACGACCCATTTCTTCTAGTGATGGATCTTTAAACCATGTACGTACTTCTGCTAAGATTGGGCATGATGAACCATCACCATACATCTCTACACAGGGTACTTGTACTATTACTGGTTTGCTGTCTGACTGTCCTTTGATACCAGCGAATGGTAATCGGATCATTTCTCTGGCTACCCAGAAAAAGTCATTTTTTGCGTTTGCGTCTGGTAAGAAACGGACTCGAGCTGTTGAACCTTCTGCGATGTTCCAGTGTGCGTAAATGGTGTTATCACCACCACCTAAACCGCCGCCTTGCCCTTTGCCTTGTTGTGCTTGTAGTTTTGCGCGAATTTCTGCTAATGAAGTTGCCATGATGTTTTTCCTTTATAAATTAAGATGGTCTTTAAATGTGCCTAGATATATAACTGCACCTCGCAATTATATAACAAATGTATTTAGTAAGTCAAGCAAAAAAATTTATTTTTTGCTCAAACCTGCTAACATACGAATCAATGCCAAACTATCTTCTTCCATCATTGGGGCTGCGCCCGCTGGTGCTGCGGTAGTTTGGTTTGGTACTGCTGGTTGTTCAGGTGCCGGTGTTGCTGCTGGAGGTGCTGCTGGTGCTTCTGGTTGTCCTAAATTGGCTTCGTACTTGGCTGCCAATTCTGGATGATGACGTTTTAACCATTTCATTACTACAGGACGAGCATCTGTTTCTGGATCATCTGTAGCACTGTATAAATCTCTTAGGTCATCGTTAAGTTGGTCATCACCAATAATTGGTTCTAATGATGCAATAGCGTCCATTGCGTCAATACCAATTTCAAACGGTGTAGACATAATCTTGTCAAGGTCTAATTGTTCTTCGTCTGTGTCTGGTGCTGCCCAATTATCTTCGCCGATACTCTGTGCCCAACTTTCAAACTCATTAGCCATTTCTGTTTCCATGGCTGCTTGGTGGCGCTTGTGAGCACGATATACATAAGGTAGTGCTTCGTCAAAACGATCGTCATATACCTTTTTAACAAAACGTTCACGAAGCCCATCAACATCTACATCATCTTCAATTGCATTTTCTGGCATGTATGTTTCGGCATATTCACGATAGTCTTTACTCTTACGTAAACGCTTTAATAAATTCTTTTGTTGTCCATAGTGTTTTAATGCACTATCAACCATGTCTTGTGTTTCACGGTCTTCAAACTGTCTATGACGTGCGCCATTAACAAAATGTCGCATTGCAGCCATTTCGCCTACGATGCCATTAATGTGTTCACCTAGTTCGTCATGCATTTGGCCACCGCTGGCTATATGTTGTGCCATAGCACGAGCACCGTGTAGGTTCTTGTGTGGCATTAAGAAACGTTCGCCACGATGTGTTTCTAAATAGATATCTTCAATCTTGCGAGCGCGGCTACCACGCTTGTCTGGATCAATAAAGTCTGCATGTTTAACACGTATACGAACAGGACCACGATCTTCATAACTGTTGATACGTGAACCATACATGCTGCCTTCACTGATAACAGATTCAGTCATTGTTAGTTCGTCTTTATCGTAGGTGCTATCTGATTTACTTTGTTGTTTGATCGACTTTAGACTCAGTTGATCGCGAGTAATATCTCTGGCGTCAAAGGTCATTAAGTTTCTACGTGCAAATTCTCTAAGACCACGTAGGAATTCAAACCATTCATCTTGTTCTTCTGGTTCTAATTTATTAACTAGATTTTGCCCATATACAACTTTGAGCTTTTCTGGATCTACAATGTTAATATGTACATTACCAAAATCTTTGCCTGATTTGCTAACGTAGTTAAAATTGATAAATCTTGCACTTGGAGGATCATCAGTTGCTTGAGCTTTTTCGTCCCCAAGGCTCACAGTCTCAAATCTACTACGTAATTTGTCAAATAGTTTTTCGGCTTTTTTCTCAATTTCAATCATTTTGTATGTCCAGATAGTATCTTGTATTTATTAAAATAATGCAATGAAGGGCATAGGTTCTAGGTACTCTTCCCCACTATCACGCATAATATCGTCTAGTTTTGCATCATAACTCTGCAGAGCCTGCATCATACGCACACATAGCAGCATTGACATTACTAGATCGTCAGTTTCGCCCACTTTGGCTTTAAAAGTAACCCCTGTGGCTACAAAGTTTTTAAGCTCGGATATTAGGTTCTTACTGGCCAAATGCAGCTTCCGGTTTTCTACTAAGCTCTTAAACTTGGCGCAGACTGCCACTTTGCTTCTATTTGTAGTATTAAACCCTTTTCTAAATGCTCTAGCTTGCCCAGATTTGTGCGGTTCGCTTAGGAATATTCCGCGGATATTTTCTTCGCCAATTTCGTTAATACTAACTAGAGCAGCTTCGCCTAGCGTGTTGTTTTCTACACTATAATAGATATCTGTAGCATTACCAGTACACTCATAAATGTACTGAGTAATTTCTTGTAGGATAGCCACTTGTCTTTGTATAGGTGTTTTGTTATGTTGCCATTCACCAATTTGTTTTAAGCCCGGAAGTTCTAGTATTTGGATAGCAGCAGGATCACCACCAGTTCCCAAACTAGGATCTAAGCCCACAACGTAAGTATGATTCTTTTCAGGTGTCTTGTACCAACGCACTTGACCTTGTTTTTGTACAGGATCAATTCCAGCTAGTTCAATTAGGGTAGTGGAGTTAATTAGTGTTTCATCAAAAATCAAGAACTCACAGCCATGTTCACGACGGAAACGTTCTTCACCAATACGACCCACTTCTTCTTTCATCCACTGTTCATCACGGTCTGGATGTTCATTCCAGTGACTTTGATAAGGCTTGAATCCGTTTATACCTAGTTCTTGTTCGTTACCAAACTCATCAATTTTCTTATTGGCCTGTTTCCAAATTAGTGCAAACTGATCTTCGTCACTGTTCGGTGTTGATGTAATAATAGCTTTACCACCAGTGCTCAGTGTTGGTGATATAGAAGTCCAGAACTCTTTGGCAATAGTAGGGCGAACGAACGCAAACTCGTCACAGTATAGCAGAGTAATAGACATACCACGACCAGTTGTTTCTGTG